ATAGCGAGAAAAAAACAGGGCTTCGGCCCTGTTATCGCTAGATTAAGTCTATTAAATATACGACCACATTAAAACCAAGAGGTCGAATTTATGTATATACAAAAAACGGTAAAAGCAGGACCCGTAATCGAAATCTGTAAATACCACACGTCAAGATATAACACTCCGACGATGCCTCGTTCCCCGAACAGTAAAAACACATCGGCCGAACAATGGAAAGTAAACGAGAAAAATTCAATCCAAAATCTCTACTATCTGATTCTCGAAAATTTCAAAGAGGAAGATATAAGAATCGACCTTACTTATAAAGAGCCGAAACCCGAAAAGGAAGAAGCCAAAAATAGGCTGGACAATTTCCTCCGTAAGCTCCGAAGACTCTATCACCGGTTGGGCGAACAATTAAAATGGATTGCCACTACCGAATGTAAGGGACACCGAATTCATCATCATCTGCTGGTAAATAACATCGGCCTATCACGAGCCGATTACAAAAAGTTATGGCCGTACGGAGAAATTCCTTACAGGGCTTTTCGGTTTTACGACGGAAAGGCGGACGATGCAAGGCGAGTCGCCGAGTATTTCGTAAAAGAAACAAGAGAAACCTTTTGCGAAGAAGGTTCAATCCAAAAATCACGCTACCGGGCAAGTAGGAATCTAAAAAAGCCGGAAGTAAAAAAAGAAGTGATAAAAAGTAAGACCTGGAAAGAGCCGAAAGCTCCGAAAGGATACTACATACAAAAACCGGTACAGTACGGATACACCGCCTTTGGCTTTCCGTATATGTTCTACCGGATGATAAGGACGGGTGGCGATGACGATCAGATATCTAATCAGAAAAAACCGAGCGGAATACGCCGCGATAGAAGAAGGAAGAGAAAACACCCTTTGGGTACATGACGACAAACGCTGCTTTAAGCCCGATGAGAAAATCCATTTCGTCGAAATGATAAATGGCAAGCGAACTCATAAAGGCTGCTGGGCAAATATTGAACGAGTCTATGAAGGCAGGCTAATCAAATACAGGGTGGTGAAACACGATGAACTTAGTAAAGACAAAAAGAGTGAAATTAAAAGGAAAGGCCGCTAAAGAATTTTACAACCAAATTTACGAACGTGACGGCGGCACATGCATTTGGTGCGGGGCGCCCATTGAATACGGCGTAAAACATCATCACGAGCCGTGCGGGATATATAAGTCTGACGAAATAGAAAAAGCGGTTATGCTTTGTCCTAACTGTCATCATAGACGGCACTTTAAAGATGTAGCCGAAGGAGAAGCGGTATGCCGTGAATATCTCCAGGGTCTTTATGGAGAAAAGGGGGCAAAGAGAGAATGAGGTTTATAGATTTCTTCGCTGGTATCGGGGGCTTTCATTCAGGACTAGAGAAAGCGGGCATGGAATGTATCGGATGGTGCGAATTTGATAAATTCGCTCAAAAGAGTTATAGAGCAATGTACAATACGGAAAGGTTGTGGTTTGCAGATGACGTACGAAAAGTTAGGGGCTGGGACATCCCTAAAGCTGACATGTGGACATTCGGATTCCCTTGTCAAGATGTCTCAATCGCCGGAAAGCAGAAGGGAATCAAGCGAGGAACAAGGTCCGGACTCTTCTATGAGATTATGCGTCTTATTGACGAAGCGGAAGAAAATCGACCCGAATGGCTTATCTGCGAGAATGTTAAAAATTTGTTATCTATTGACGGAGGACGAGGATTCTTCACCGTTCTCACTGAAATGGGGGGGGCGAGGGTACACTGTTGAATGGAAGGTTTACAACTCAAAAGGTTACGGAGTTCCGCAAAACAGAGAACGAGTCTACATTGTTGGACATTATGGAGAGCCGACCGGACAGCCGCTATTACCTATCAGAAGAGAAAGTGCGGCAGCTCTTAGACAGGTTATAGGGGGCAGCCAAGGCGAACGGGTGTATGACGGAAATAAAATATCCTGTACACTCTCAAGCCAAGGTGGCGGTTGCGGAGCAAAGACAGGCTTGTATACTTTCGTGGACTTAAATAAAAAAGGCGACGTACGAACGACTGATACGGCCAGAGCGTTACTAGCCAGGTATAGCAAAGGGCAACCGAACAGGCCGGCAGAGTGCAGCGGAGTGCTAGAGTCTGACGAGCCGATTCGCATACGACGCTTAACGCCGAGAGAATGTTTTAAATTACAGGGCTTTACGGACGAGCAATTCGACAGAGCCGCAGCTGTTAATTCCGAAACCCAGCTTTACAAGCAAGCCGGCAACGCCGTCACTGTGAACGTTGTGGAAGAGATTGGAAGACACATAAAAGAGGTTGTTACTCGATTGAACTAGTTCCGTTTTGGAACAGGTATGAGGGAGATGACCTGACCATTTTACAAGGTGAGTTTTTACTAATAGACAATGAAGGACGGCTCTCAAAACTTTCAAGCGAAGAAGCTACACAAATTATATTGAAAGGAGAACAAGATGATGAATAAAGAAGCGATATACGGCGTGATGTATGGTATTACGGTAGCCAAGGGAATAATAGGAGTAGCAATGGACGAACTTGAGGATTGTGGACTCGATGATTATGAACTGGAAGCGGCAAAAGAATATTTACGGGAAAGTATAAGGCGGCTTAATATGGCTTACGATATTGTCTACACCGAGGATTAAAGGAGGAACAACATGAATAACGTACAGCTTGAACAAATCGGAATAGTCATGATTTTAGTAGGCTTAGCAGGAATGCTTGGAGTAACAGGAAAGATAGTTTACAAAGACTTTGGTGTTAATGCGTCGATACTGGCCGCATGTGGGATGATTACTGCCATAGGGATGATAGTGACTTTAATTGCTGCCGGACAATAAACCGCATGAAAGGAGAACATTATGTTAGACAGGAAAATAAAAAGCTTTGAAATCGGCAAGCACCAGATTTTTAAAATCACGTTTGAAAAAGAAAACGTAAACACCGGGTCGTATGACACATACCAAATAAAATGTGCAGAATATCCGAGACCGGAATTAATCGAAGCGGTAAAAAAGCTTTCGCCTTATATCACCGAGATTTTAGAATTGCCGGACGATTGTAAAGATCGCCTAATAGCAAGGAAGCTTACCTACACATACGACGAGAAGACGGCAGAGACAAGCGTTACCATAACGGCCAAATTTTATATACCCAATGACGGAACGTTCATCGAAGTAAAGGTGCCGAAGAGAGTTATAAATTACGAAACACCGACCAGCGAAATTCCGTTTACACCCGAATGTAGCGAAGTAATCGAACGATTAACGACGGAAATTTTCAGATATATAGACGGCGATAGAGCTTAAGACAAGCTGAATTTTGACGACAAAGAGGAGAATTAACAATGGAGCTAGAAATAACCACAAACACGGGGTTAATAATAGGGATAATAATTACACTAATAATCCTAGCCGTCGTACTAAAGTCTACGGCAAAAGAACAAGGCGTCGAGATTAAATTCACTCCCACATCACAAGCGGCAACAAAGGTGCAAGAGTATGAAGGTTCAAAAACGATAGAGGCTGTACAATGGACCGGTGAAAACATACAGGACGTTTGGGAAACTGTAAGGTGCTGCGCAACAAGCCAAGAGATGCGCATTTTACCCGCCACTGGAAGGATAGAAATAGTATGGCACCAAGGTAGAGAAATAGCCTTTCCTGGCGACTACTTCATAAAGCCGGAAGTAAGTTCGAGATTACAGACTATTGAAGTAATGGGAAAGGAATATTTCGAGGAAAACTACAGAATAAAGCAAGATAACAACATAAGAAATAGCGAAAACGGGCAAATAAAAGAGGACTAACCATGAGAATAAGAGACCTGAAAGACACCGTAAATTTTATGACAAGCGACGACTATAAAGACCGGCTACTTGCCGAATACTGGCAGCTAAAAATTAGGCATCAAAAATTGCAAGTTGCTATAGCAAGAAAAAGCCAACGATTAGACCGAGATACAAAAACTCCGATAGACGCGCTCCAGGCACAGTCTCATGTAATGGAGAGGTACTTAAATCTGTTAAGACTAAGAGCTAGAGAAGAAGGCATTATAATAGGCGAACAATAACAAACAATTCACCAAGGCCAAAGGAGATCCGGACATGCTGATAATTAAAAACGGAAAAACCATAGGAGCACTGCAATTATTTAGGGTTAGAAAAACAGGAATTGTCGCAAGGCAAAATGCAAAAGACGTAGTAGTATTTCACGGAGAAGAAGACCAGGATAGAAAAGTGATGAAAAAAATATTATGGATGCTACGAGCACTACACGCCGGAGAAATAGAGAAAAACAACATCATACGGTACAACGGAACCATAGATATGGACGTCATTATTAAGGAGACCATTAAAGAATGGTAGAAAACACAACGGCCATAAAATACCTACAGTCAATCCGAACATTAGATATTAAGCTAAAAACCCTGGAAACAAGAATCTCAAGATATAGAGAAGATATCTGCACATTAAAAGGAACGGATTATTCAGCGGATAAAGTTTCCGGAACGCCTGGAAGCGGCATGGCAGACAAAGTGGCACGCCTAGCGGATATGATTGCGGATGCGGACCAGGAATGGGATAAACTAATTGAAAAAAGAGAAGAAGCACGGCTCTTAATTGAAAAGCTGGAAAATCCCAAACATCAGAGCATCCTTTCAAGAAGATATCTCTACGGCGAAAAGTGGGAAAACATATGTAAAGCCCTGGGCTGCACGTGGCCGAATATTTTTAGAACACAGCGGCGAGCCTTGAAAAGTTTTGATATAATCCTAAAAAAATCAAAAGAGGGTACTTAAAGTTACATATCACTCTGTGATATCATGTAAGCTAGAAAAATAAGACAAGGAAGACCTGTATAGTGCAGGCCTTCCTTTTTTGTTGCCGTAAAGCGAGGGTAGCATGATCCGATGTGACAATCAGCGATGCAAACACAACCACCGCGAAATATGTGTAAACATGCACCTACAGATAGAATCGGAACGGTGCATATGCTTTGAGCCTAAGTGGCAAAAGAAACGAAAAACAAACGAAACGGATATAAACCATACGCCCGTTTACCACTCGACAAGACGGCGTACGTTTAGATAGGAGAAAACATGGCAAAAAACAAGGTGCGAGGCGAACCCGTTCGCCGTGAGAAGATATTTATCAAAGACACAGATACGCACGCGAAAAACGCGCGAGGAAAAAACATTAATATAAGGCGTCGTTCAACGACCTGGAAAAAGTTCCATACAGCCCAAAACCTGGAAGTTATTAAAAGCCTGTGCCGTAAAGGATGGCATAACGATGAGATTGCCGCCTACATCGGAATCTCTGAATCAACGCTTTATGAGTGGACAAAGAAACATCCGGAGTTTTCGGAGGCACTTTCGATAGGAAAAGACTACTGCGTAGCCCAGGTGGAAAACGCCTTGTTTCAAAGGGCTGTAGGCATCGAAAAAAAGATGCCAAAGAAAGAACAGACCGTCACAACAGACATCATAAAAGACGGCAAGGTAGTAGGTAAGCAGGTCACAAAGAAGATAGAAAATGAACTTGTGTTCGTACCGCCGGAAACAAAGGCAGCTACCTTCATACTAACGAACCTTGCGCCCGACGATTGGAAGCAAAGGCAGCAAACGGAACTTACGGGAAGCGTTGAAATAAACGCCAATATGGACCTGTCAGAACGACTGCAACAGGCATTACTAAAGAAAGGGGAAGCGGCTAGTGAATAAAGACGAAGCATACAAGCTTATGGACTGTCTGGGCCGCTTAACTCACGATCCGGTAGCCTGGGTATATTTTGCATTCGACTGGGACAACGACCCGGAATTAAAAGGACAAAAGCCGCAAAAATGGCAATTAGAACAGTTAGAAAGAATCGCTAAAGGATTGGAAACTCCGGATACAGTAATTCGTCAGGCCGTATCGTCAGGTCATGGCATAGGAAAAAGTACGACCGTAGCCTGGCTTATTCTATGGGCTATTTCAACACACCCGGACACAAGGGGCGTCGTAACGGCAAATACCGAAGCGCAGCTTAGAACAAAAACCTGGGCGGAACTTGCAAAATGGCATAGAAAATTTATCGGCAAAGAGCTATTCACCTACACGGCAACGGCGATATTTTCGATAGAGGCGGAACATGAAAGGACTTGGCGTATTGACGCCATTCCCTGGTCCGTCACAAATACCGAAGCATTCGCCGGTCTTCATAACCAAGGCCGAAGGATTTTAATCATATTCGACGAAGCATCCGCCATAGACGATCGTATTTGGGAAGTTGCAGAAGGTGCCTTAACAGATAAGAATACGGAAATCATCTGGTGCTGTTACGGAAACCCTACCCGCAATGTAGGGCGGTTCCACGCTTGTTTCACCAAATACAGAAACTACTGGGACACCAAAAAGATAGACTCCAGGGACGTGGCCATTTCTAACAAAGCTCAAATAGAACAGTGGAAGAATCAATACGGCGAAGATTCGGACTTCTTTAAAGTCCGTGTACGTGGCGAATTCCCGTCATCATCTGATGCGCAATACATAGGCGTAGATATAGTGGAAGCGGCCGCAAAAAGAACGCTCCGGCCGGCTGAATATAACTTTGCACCCGTCATCATTGGCGTGGACCCGGCGTGGACAGGTAGCGACCAATTCGTAATCATCATGCGCCAAGGCCTTTATAGCAAGGTCCTGGGCGAATATCAGAAAAACGATAACGACGGAGCCATGGCGGCCATATTGGCAGGATTTGAAGATGAATATAAGGCGGATGCCGTCTTTATCGACCAAGGGTACGGCACGGGGCTTTATTCGTTCGGCGTAACCATGGGAAGAACATGGAAGCTGGTGGCGTTTGGTGGAAAGTCTGGAACGAAAGGATTTGCTAATAAAAGGGCTGAAATCTGGGGAAAAATGAAAGACTGGCTTATAAATGGCGGCGTATTACCGGATGATGACGTCCTAAGAGACGACCTTATAGGCCCGGAAGCATCCGTAAACGAAAAAGGCGAAATCATCTTAGAAAGTAAAGACCATATGAAAGCCCGCGGCGTACCGTCACCTAATAAAGCGGACGCCCTGGCCTTAACATTTTCGCTGCCGGTACTAAAAGGAACACGGCAGCAACAGGCAGCGCAAACAAAATACAATCCGTTTAGAAAGGGGTAATACCAATGTGTGGATTAAAAGGACTATTCGGAAGCACTTCATCTCCCGAATTCAAAACGCCGGATCCTACGGTACAGGCCGTAAATAACGGCGACCAAGGAACAGCCGATAGCGTCGAAAAACAGCGTAAAAAGCGCGGTTTTCAAAGTACGCGAACAGCTATAGACACGGCACTGGGAACAACAAATGGCAAAAACACGCTGGGATAAAGGAGAAAACATGCGCAAAGAAATGGAAACGGCATTGGCTAGAAGCCCGACAAAAGACACCAAGGGAATAAAGCCGAACACATGTAAAGATAAAAGAAAGCTCGTGCAGCGTTTTAACGCTTTATTCCAAGCAAGGCGGCCCTGGGAAAGGGTATGGAAGTTAATCCGCGATTATGAACTTCCCTATGACGGCTTATTCGATGACGACACGGCAGGAAAACCCGTTATTCATGACGAAGAAATTTTTACAGGTGTTATTCAAGAAGCCCGCGATACCTTTGCAGCAGGCGTTCAATCGGGGCTCACACCGCCGTCTAGGCGCTGGTTTAGATTTGGCATTGGAAATAAGGACCTGGCCGATGACACAGGTGTACAACGGTTCCTGGATACAAGGGCCGATATCATGGAATCTGTATTGTCCGGTTCGAACTTCTACAACGCTATACACCAATGTTATTCAGAACTTCCTTTTGGCCAAGCGGCCCTGGGGATTTTCTCGCAAGGCGGCACGATAACGTTTGTCCCGTATACTATAGGCACCTACGCCCTGGCGTGTGACGCAACCGGTAGAGTCTCGACATTTGCCCGTAGAGCCAAGATGACCGTAAACCAAATCGTAAAGCAATTCGGATACGACAATTGTCCGATGACTGTTAAGCAGTCCTACGATAACGGAAGCGGCCATCAAAACTACCACGTAGTATGCTGGCTCGTCGAAAAGAACGAAGATAACGACCCAAACAAGCTAAACAATAAGAAGATGCCGTTCACCTCGACATACTGGGTAGAAGACTCCAACGAAGATGAATGCCTGGCGGTTACGGGATTTGAGGAGTGGCCCGTACCCGTGGCTCGTTACACGGTAAAAGGAACAGAAGCCTACGCAACGGGCCCTGGCTGGAACGCCTTGCCGGACGCCAAAATGTTACAGCAAATGGAGCTCGACGCTATCACAGCCATTGAAATGGGCGTAAAGCCTCCCTTACAGGTCCCTCCGTCGCAAGTAGGAAACATCAATCTCTTTCCCGGCGGCACGACAGCCATAAACGATCCGAATGAAGCCATACGTCCTATTTTCCAGGGGCAACTGGCGATTGGTGAACTTGAAGGAAAAATCCAACGTGTGGAAGATAGGGTAAAGAGAACATACTCCTCGGACCTCTTCTTAATGTTGGACCAGTTAGACAAAGGCCGCATGACGGCCCAGGAAGTCATGGCCCGTAACCAGGAAAAACTGCAACAATTAGGCCCCGTGGTAGAACGCCTTCAATACGAATTCTTAAACCGAATCCTGGAAAGGGTCTACAACATCCTGGATAGAAGCGGCATATTCCCGGATATCCCCGAAGAACTGCAAGACATTGTAGGTGAAGAGTTTAGGATCGAATATATTTCGCCGCTCGCTCAAGCACAAAAGATGAGTGGCCTAACTTCTATCGAACAAGGCATTGGCTTTATCGGACAAGCTGCACAATTCGACCAAACGGTCCTCGATAAGGTAAACCTTACGGAAGCGGTCGCAAACTACTTAGCGCAAGTAGGCGTGCCGGCAGCCATGATCCGTTCGGACGAAGAAGTTGAACAAATCCAAAAACAACGCCAAGAAGCCCAGGCTGCAGCAGAAGCACAAGCACAACAGCAAGCAGCAATAGCCCAAGCTCCGGACCTTGCAGCGGCCGCTAAAAACGCAACAGAAGCGGCAAACGACGGAAACCCGGCTATGCAAGAATGGTTAGGAATGAGGTAAAAATGCACGAAAAAGAACGAAAGACCGCACAACTCATGGAAGAAACCATACGAAGCCAAGATATGGAAGCGCTCCGATACGTCATGGAAAGTCCGTTAGGGCGACACTTTATGGCTCGGCTTTTGGATACAACGAGAATCTATAGCCCGTTATCCAATGAAACCACACTCTTAGACGAGGGGCGCCGTCGTGTAGGCCTTGAATATTTAAAACTCATTCAATCTATGGGACTTGAAGGTATGAAATTACTTCACCAAATGGAAGAAGAATACGCCACAAAACGCATCGAACTCGAAAGGATGAAAACGACATGGAACAATTGAAATTAAAATTTGACCTGCAACGATTCGCCGAAGGCCCGGAAAGCCAAGAGGCAGAAGGAGCACAAGAACAATCGACCGATGCGAGCGCTAACCAAGAAGGCAGCGACTCATTTATCGGTAAAGGCACCCAGACCGCCTTAGGCGGTGAAGGCGAAAGCGCGGCTCCGCAAGTACCCGAATCATACGATTTCACGGCCGTATTAAAAGAAACGGGCCTGGAAGCGGACGAAAAAAGCACCGAAGAATTTACTAATCTCTTAAAGGGTATGGGCGCAACTCAAGAACAGGCAGCCGGTATGGCGACATACGGCATTAAGTATGCTCAAGGAGTGGCAGAAGCGGTTGCCAAAAACCTCCAGGAACAATACGTAAATGAAGTAAAGTCCTGGGGCGATGCGGCAAAAGAAGAATTGGGCGGGGCATACCAAGAAACGCTCGGTAAAGCTGCAACCGCAAGAGATTACATTGAACAAAAGATTCCCGGCTTTACGCAGATGTTAAATCTGACAGGGGCCGGC